AAAAGAAGACTACGAACCACAGTACGTGACACTAGACTGCGACTGCTGCTCTTATATGGAAGACCCCATCATCCTAGACGATAAGGGTCACATTGAGGAGGAAACAAAATGAAAATTGCCGACATCATCGTTACCAACATCCTGCCCACTGGCACCACGTTTGCCTTGCTGGCCGAAAACATGGAGTGTGTGTTCGTCAACGCCTCAGTCAGCAATTTTGCGGGCCTCAAGGTGGGCGAGACTGTGCAGGCCGAGATCGTGCCAAACCACCAGCAACCAGATCGCACCCCATGGCAGGCCACAAAAATCATGCGCAACGCCGCCCCACCAGTGGTCGGACTGGAGCAGCGCGTGACTAACGAATTGTGGGTTGAGGAGGCCACCGCAAAGGAACTATCAAAGGCGCTGGGCGCTGACGAAACTGCCGTTCAAGTGACCCTTGACCGCATGATGTCGCAGGGCAAGATCAAGGCGTATTCTGTCTACGCCATAGCCTTGGAGGGCAAGAAATGACACAAGACAGCACCGACGAGCGCCGCCGCAAGCACATGGCGGTGATGGACGATAAACGAAAAATTGAAGAACTCGAAGCCAAGCTGGATAAGGCAATCGCCGCCTTAGATGAGGCTCTATACTTTCTTGATCCTGATGAGGAAGACATAGCTAAAAAGGCTGGTCTGTACCGTATCGTAACCACACACAAAGAACTAAAGGAGAATTGAGATGATCCCAACATGGACAATCATGGCGCTTTCGCTCGGCGGGCCGTTTCAGGGCGAATCGCCAGGGGCCGCGCTGATGTTCCCATCCTACGCCGAGTGCAGCATCAGCATCAACACGCTGCGTGACGTGTTCGAGGCGCAGGGCTTAGACGTGATCGGCGTCCATTGCATAGAAACAAATGCACCGAGTGTGTCGCCATTCCCAAAGGTGAGGCCTAAGTGAGAAACCCTATATATCAAACCGTGGCCAAAATGGTGTGTAGTGGGTATAGCCGTAATGACATTGCTGAACGCCTCGGCATGAAGGTCACCAATGTACACAACCACATCAAATATGCCCGTTCCATTGGCGTGGATGCGCAGTTCGACCGAAACAGCGTCCTGCTGTCTAGAGCGCCGCCGCACATCGAAAAGTGGCTGCGTGAACAAGCGCCCGAAGGGGCAACGGCAGGAGACGTGATCCTCGCCATCCTAAATGACACCTACAATGAGGATATGGACGATGAGAGTAAGCAAACAAAAGATGCCTGAAGGTAAAGCAGCCAGCGACAAGAAAAGCATGTACGTCATCAGGGATGCGATCAGCGGCCCGCGCAGGACGGTCAACGTGCCTGTGATGTCCACGCATACACTAGAGTTCCGCACCGCGCCAGTGACGCTGTCACGCGCCCCATGGGAGATTGAAAATGAGTGATCAAGAAACAAAAGATTTTTTGGCGCTTTTTGGCGGTATAACCCTAATCGTTGTATTTATGTTTTCTTCGATTGCTTGGGTAGCAAGGCCAAGCCCCATGCAGCTTTGCATCAAGGCGGACTACGAGTGGATCGACGGGGACTGCGTGAAATGACCCCGCATGAAGCACTTGAGGAACTTAAAAGCATGACAGTCTGCCGCTGCGATGAAGCGTACACGGGCAGAGGCCTGCACGATCCAGATTGCCAATGTGACTACGCTGACGCGGTGAAGATTGTAGCTGACTACGTGTCCAAGCTGGAGGCGCGCACCTACGCACTGGAATTGCCAGAGGTAAAAGCTTTGATTGAGGCTACCAGTAACGTCCTTTATTACGGAATTGTACTTGGGGACTTAAAATACAAGAAGGCTCTTGCTGCTGCCCTCGACAGTATTGTTGAACTTCAGAAAGGCGATGCGTAATGCAGGTTTCATTTGCAAAATGTATCAGGTGGCGGCTTGCAATTTGGGGGAGTTACAAATTGTTGGCGTGGCACATTAGGATTGGCCCATACTGGATCTTCCTTAATATGAAGAAATGCCGCAAAATAAGTGACACAAATTTACCTTTATTGATGAAGGACGGTAAAAATGAATGATGACCACAAATCCTACAGCGTCATTCCACTGGTGTGGCAGCAGATGGCTGACCCCATAGGCCGTCCCACAGACCTACACAGCGCGTGGTGTCCGCTGTTTGAGAAATACTACTGGGCAGAGCGCGCGGACAAGATACCGCAAATCGAGGAGCGCCGCGCGGCTCGCATTATGAGAGTTATACAGAAAGGCGGTGAATGATGCCAGTAAACAGGGATATTTTTCAGGCCAAAACCCTGAAGACCAAAATCATATTTGCTTGGGAGGATGTAAAATTCTGGGTGGAAGTCCGCATCCAAAAACTTGTCTACAAAATGAAGAGAGGTTTGAAATGAGTGACGACCATAAATCCTTCAGCCCCATAGCTCAGAAACTGCGCGGCATAGGACTGATACCACTGCCGCGCTGGTGGGTCACGCCGACAGAGGCGGACATTATTTCGCGCATTGCCAAGCACCACCTGCCCACCGTTATGAAGATCAAGGAAGAGATACGGCGGGAACAAGATTATTATTAAAAAAGGGGGCGAAAGCCCCCTTTTCTTTACTTTGGCCAGTCAGGTGGCCTGTATCCCTTGAGGTATGCCATGATCAGCCTTACCATTCTGGGTGCTGGGCGGCGATACTGCGAGCTTTCCTCGTTGAGTTCCATCTTTCGGATGGTCGAGGCGTCCGTGTCTAACATCACCGAGAAATCTTTGAGCGTCAGCCCAAGTGCCTGTCGGGCGTACTTTACATCACTCGGCGTCATCTTCGTAATCCGCCAACTGGTTACCAACCTCAATGGCAATTGAGATTGCCCGACGAGCCAGTTCCTCTGGGGACAAGTCTGTGTTGGATGCAGCCCCCTGAAGGGCTGCACATACGAGCGTCATAAATTTCTCCATCTTCGATTACTCCTTGGTGATGATGTTTGTGGAAAGCTTGCCCATCATTTCTGTGAGCGGGTTTAGGTATTCGACATCGATGTCGATCTCGCGGCCCTTGTCGATCAGGCGGCCCATGGCGGCAATGAAGTCGTTCTTCTTTGCCTCACTGACCGAGATCAAGGCATCGATGTGGTCATCCATTTGCTTGATGATTGGCTCCCAGCCATCCTCCAAACTTGCTCTTGGGAATATTTGCTTTGCGGAAGCGTAATCACTGCTGGACTGGTAAGACATCGATGCGGATAGGTCATCACTGAGCCAGTTAATCTTGAGAGTAACCGATGGCGAGACATACCCCTTATCAAGGATCTTATTCTCAAGACGTTTAGCGTTGGACAAAAGTTCTGCGGTGTTCATTTTAATCTCCATTTGGCGAGGCCCTGTGCCTCTGTTGACACCATTACATTGAGGCAACCGCCCCGTCAACGACTATTTTCAATATATCGCTTAATCATTTTTTTCGTAAAATAATGTACAGATTCCTGTACAGTGGCCTGACCAGCTTCAACCATTTTATTCAAGCAAGCCTCGACCTCTGCCTTTTTCGCGGGCCTGCACTTGTTTACGATCACGCCAAGCGTCTCGCCGTCTTCCCCTGAGATGAGGTTTGCGATCTTGGCTCGCAGGGCTTCACCTGGTGAGTCCTTCGCGCGGTCGTTGGACACCACGAGGCGCGTCTTGTCGATGATGTCGCGCTTGACCAAGGCGTAGGCCCAGCGCACATGGTGTTCGGTGCGTAGCCCCTCTGGTATGGATAGGATGAAGGATACCTTGGATACCTGCTCCGCACCGCGCATGAACAGGGCCTCAAGGCCAGTGGTTGACTTGGCCTGCTCGGCCATCATGTCGAAAATATAGGTGACCTGATGGAGCATTTTCTTGGCATCTGATGACGTGGGGATCACGATTTTTGGGCCGTAATATTCAATGCGGGAGCTTGCACCATCCATCATGTCGAAACTGCCGCCGCCAGCTATCTGCTGGAGGGTGTTTTTCATTTTCTCTGGCATCTCCAGATACTGCCAATTCGTCTTGGATGGTGGCGCTGTCTCGCGCTCGGTGCATAGGATTGCCCGCGCAATGAAGCCGTTTGTGGCTGTCTCGAAGGTCACCAGTTTGTCAAAGTTGGTGTTGGTGGTGTACCCAGACATCGACACAAAAGGTTTCTCAATCCCTTGATCGATGTTCTCCAACTGGTGGGTGAGGCTCTGAATGCGGCGCTCCAAAAATGGCTTTGGGCCACTTTCCTCAAGCGCCTTTTCAAGCTGCATCAATTCTTTGCGCATCATCGACTTCACTTCGTCGCCCATGTCGCCGCTCAGGCTGTAGAAGCCGTTGGCCTTCGAGTACACCGACATCAGGGTGCCAAAAACACCCTCAAGATACTGCGCGCCACCCTTCTCCTGAGCGTTCTTAACCTTGCTCAGGAAGAAGCCGATTTCGTCAATCATATAGAAGCTGGGCTGATTTCTGACGAGGTTCCTGACAATCTCTTGCTCTGATTTGATTGAGCCGTGGGTTGCCATCGACATGCCGCAAACCTTGTGGATCTCACCAACTGCCTGCTGCACGGCATCTTTCCCCGTGCCAGAGGCTGCCACGTTGAACACAAACAGGTTAGAGGTCACGCGCGTCAGGTCATCAGTGTATCGGCTGTTGCAGATGTTGCCGAGTGCAAAAATTGCCGCCATGACGGACAGGCGCTCCCGCTTGCGCATGGGCCTGCTTTCGATCCACTCTGCCATCTGACCCACCAAGCCTGGGGGCCGTAGGAGGTCAATGCTGCTCGTGTCGATGTCGCTGATGGTAGCGCCCTCTTCTGGCGTATCCTCAAATTCGATAGTTGGCGTGAAAGTGACGGGCCTCACCCACCCGCCTTCCTCGGCGTAGTGTACAAGGGTGGCAAGCGTGACGGGGTTCGCGGATCTGCCAAACGAATGCCACTTTTTGTCCATCTCCCCTGCATCGTACTTTGTACTCTGCGCGCTCCACTTGTCCCACACGGCAAATGCTGAACCGCCAGACGCATGGTGAACGGCCATGCCGATCTTTACCCAGACCTCGTAGTCGTCATACAGGTCTACAGCCGCCAGCATGTCGGCCAAGTCTTGGTGGGACACATCGATGTCAACGCCGTTCACCTCGGCGCGATGCTTCTCTGGCACCCGAAGCTCATTCAGCAGGCTCTCTGGGCAGTCGTCTATGTCATCGACAGACCCAAGCGCGACCTCGTACCTGTTGCCACTGGCATGCATGGAGCCAGCGCCGACAATAAATGACGCGCCAGACTTGAAGTCGATGCCCTTGTACTTTTTGAGCTTTGATACGAGGGACACACCCTCTGGAACCTTGAAGAGCAAGTGCTTTGACCCGCTTCCAGATCCCGTGTTAATGATCATACCCGCGCCAGCGATGGCTGGGTGATCCTTGACCAGTTCGGCATACCCCTCAAGGCCGCCGTTGCGGGCATCCACATCGACACCGAGGAGGTTTTTCGACCCCAAGACCAAGCCCCAGCCAGTTTTGAAGTGGCCCATAAGCTCCATCGTCTCAAACTGCTCCTCCGACCAGCACGGCGTGTGCTGCCAGTTGCTCACCCGTGGGTGCTTAAACAGGCTCTTGTCGGGGCAGTTTGGGTTCCCGCATTCGCACTTACCATCGGGGCCACGGCCATACAGGCCGAATACACTGTACCCTGCCTCCCAGAAATTACGATATTCCATAATTGATCCAAATAGGTGCGTGTTCATCCAAATAGGTGCGTAGACAGCTTTTCGAGCGTGGCGCGGCTCGGTTTGGTCTTGCCATTCACAATCTTCCAAATGGTATTGTAGTGAAGCCCAGTCTGCTCGGCCACGAAGGTTAAGTACCTGCCAGCCAATGCTTTTTTGACCCGATCAAGCAATTGTTCGTCGCTTTCCATATTTTTTTCCTTCTGAGGTGCGTGGAGAGTGTGTTGACATATCCACACTTGGGTCATATGGTCAAGCCCGTAGAGAAGAAGAAAAGGAGCAAACATGAGTATTCTCGCTACTGCGGGTAAACCGCAAAACCGCCCAGTGGCCATCACCATCCTTGGTGATGCGGGCCTTGGCAAGACTTGTCTTGCAGCCACGTTCCCCAAGCCAATCTTCATCTTGTCAGAGGACGGACTTCGCGCGGACGGACTTGGGGGTGTGCCTAAACCCTTGATGCCAGATGCCTTCCCGCTAATCAAATCTGTTGATGATTTGTGGCAGCAGTTGACCGCGCTGATCAAGGAGGAACACGAATACCAGACCTTGGTGATCGACAGCGTCACCACCTTGGATATGGTGTTCACAGATCACGTTATCGACTCAGACCCCAAAAAGTCAAAGGGACTAAATCAGGTTCACGGCGGCTATGGGGCTGGCCGAGATATGGTTGCAAGTATGCATCGCCGTGTCCGCAACGCTGCGGGTATGCTGATAGATCGCGGCATGAACGTGGTGTTTGTGGCTCACGCCGAGACAGTTCGAGTTGAGCCTCCAGATGCCAGTCCCTACACGAAATACGCTATGCGCATGAGTGATAGATCAACAGTGCCGTATGTCGACAATGTTGATGCGGTTGGGTTTATTCGACTCGAAACCTACGTCACGGGCGATGGTGGCGTGAAAAAGGCAGTCTCTGATGGCACCCGCCAGATGGTATGCCACGCGATGGCGGCAAACGTCTCGAAAAACCGATTTGGTATCACCGAGCCGATTACACTGGAACTGGGGGTAAACCCCTTTGCCAAATATTTGCCAGAAAACATTAAACCTAAGAAGGATGACGTAAAATGAGCGATTTTTGGAAACTGTCAGACGGCAACGATGTTGAAGCAACTGACAGCTTTGACGCTGGTGGCGGCAAGATCGAGCTAATCCCAGAGGGGACGCAGGTTCTTGCGGCAATCGATGAAGCCAAGTGGGATCGCACCGCCGATGGCGACAAGTACATCAGCATCCGCTGGACTGTGCTTCAGCCAGAGGAGCTAGAGAACCGCAAGGTCTTCCAAAAGCTGTGGGTTGATGACTTTGACCCACAAACTTTTGATAAGGAAAAAAACCCCACAGATAAGTCCGTAAAGAAAAAGGACAAAGCCAAGCGCATGCTTATGGCAATTGACTCAAATGCGGGCGGAAAGCTGGCTGCCAAGGGGGCCATGCCGACAGACGTTGATCTCACGTCATCCCTGACGATGAAGCCGATGGTTATAAAGGTGATGATCTGGCGGCAGACCGACAAGAGAACTGGCAAGGAGGCCGAAGGCAACTGGATTGGCGCTGTTGGGCCTAAGACAACCCCACGCACCTCTTCTGAAGAGCTTGCCAAGCTTCAGGCCTCGCAGGCAAAGGCGGCAGGAGGTCGTGGATCTCAAGGTGCAGTGGATGACGAAATCCCATTTTAACTGAACTGACGGGGGTGCCTTCGGGCATCCCCACCACATCATTATGGATTTATTTCT